CTCCGCTCTTTCCAGCCTTATAATCCCCGAAAGGATCGTACCGTGCTTTGAGAAACCCAGCATTGCCCTGTGTCAGCCTTTCTAGCTCTGCGACCTTCGAATCGAGTGTCTTCATTTAAAATTGACAATATTTTCAGTATGTATAATGTCTAACGCGTGCACTCGCAGTTTGCGGTAGTATCCGGTGGCACGGGGTCATGATGCCCGTATAAGCTGCTGAACCAGCCGGATTTGTCGTTTAGAACGCTATGACGTCGATGAGGTCATATTGTTCAACTACCATTGACAGGACTATTTTGCGAATGCGCCCTTGGAACAATTTCTCGTCCGCAATTTGCGCATCAACAGCATAGTGTGTTTTATCGGCAAGTGCTCTCCGGGCGACGTCGGTGATGACGTCGTCCTCGGAGGAGCCTTGTCCAGTCCTCCATAGAGAATCAGCAGTGTCTATGCGTGATACGTCCTCGAGGGCACGTATTATCCATCGACATAGAGGCCCCACGACTGGGGTTGCACTGTCAGTTGCGAGATAGCTCATCGCTTTTGCTTTGAGCAGGCCTTTCATGGCCACTTCATGCGACACGCCGGGTACGCCTTCCACCTTTGTCAAGTGGAATTTTAATAGCGTGCGTTTTACGTCGCACATGGATCGCAACTCATGTCCATACAGGTAGAAGTGCCTACCGCAGAATTCTAGCCCCTCGACATTATTCAAGGGGTTGACTACGGTCTTGGGAACCATCCCGAAGTTAGAATAATTCTGGTCTGACGGCGGGCGTCGTGCAAACGCCAAAACATCGTCACCTTCATTAAACGTAACCCAGGAGTCTACTTCTTCCTCGGCGAAATCCCACCAGTTCATCATACGGCCTCCTACTCCGTTTCCGATACTGGTAGCAGCACTGCCACTCTTGCGACCGCGTGCCTTGTATATGGCGTCGCGGCCCATGGTGATCCCGGTGATGCTCTGCTCAAAGCTCAATGCCTGGCAGAAATCTTCATGCTCGCGCATCAGCTCCGTGAATACGAAGCCTGAACTAGCAAGCAACCATTCTTTGAAGTGTGCATCAAACCGGGACAAGTCTACCTCACTGGCCACCAAATTGGTGAACAGCAGGCAACCAATGCCAAATTTCTCTTCTACTACTCTCTGTATGTACTCATCTCTATCTTTCACTCCCATACCTTTAACCAACCAATCCATCTCGGACAACCATGTTTCGATCACGTGCAAATGTCTGCCCAGCATGACAAAATATGCATCTGCCATTGAGCTGATATTGCGCGGATCACCGGGCTTACCCGCCTCGACCTTGATGAAGGCAGACACTTGCGCGTCTTTCTTCCTCCAGTCGATGGCGGTGCCGGAGTCACTTGGTTGCTTAGCGGCCGCCCGCTGCAGCCTCCTTGCCTTTGACGCCGGATACTTCGACGTGAACGCCGTTATCGACTGGGGCTGGAGCTGCAGGGAGTTCAAGTCTGGGTACACGATAGTACCTGACCTTACCAGTCGCCTGCACAGGTTCGGCTTTGTTGCCTCGAGGATCTCCACCTCCGAGGCTAGAAGAACGAACTCCTTTGTTTGGTGCACCCGTTGTACGAACCCGTTTTGAGGGTCGGCTAGGAACAGTGCTGCGAACGCTTCCGGTCGAAGACTGATCTTCACTGGAGGTGTCAGCATTGTCACTCGCCCCTTTAGGCTCGCTATGGTGTTTTGGGTGTTTAGGTACGGGAACATCGCCTCCGCGTCCAGAAGAGGTGGCATCATTCGCCACCCCCGCTCTCGCGGGACCACTTCGTTGATTTGCTTCACCATGCTCCCCGGGTGTTGTTCCGGTGGATCCCGCATCTGCACATAGCCCATAGGTCTCTGGGGTTGGTAAAACCCACTGGACGGCCGATCCGGCCGTCAATCTGAAGTAACTGACGACCCTGGCGCGTAGGCGGTGCAGAGGCCCAAGGGAATGGTAGTCCTTGGGGAGCCCTGCGTAGGAGGGCCCTGCTGCGGTTTCGCGGTGTTTGGTGACGAGCGTGCAGACTGCACCGGTCAATAGACCGACGTAGGCCACAAGGTCGCACTCTTTGGCAAATCTCGACACGTTGGCAGCGATCATGTTTTCGCAGTCGCACAGTTGTTTGTTGTAGGTAGCTGCGATCACATTGGGAATCACTGTGTCGGTGAAGGTGGTTGGGATGTTTATGTGATGGTTTTGGCCAACAATCCAGTACTTTGCATTATGAGTGAGCACCGTGGTATCCCCAAAAGTATGGAGTGGTGTGCCCTTGCTCATGCGTGCAAGTTCCGGGGCTGCGGCAGACGGGGTGGTGACAGGGAACACGGTTAACACGCGACGCTCGGCAGACAGGAACACTGTCTTATAAGCGAGGCACGTATTGCCGTTGTTCACGAGGATGCCCTGGTCGGCCCAGTTGTGCACCTCATGGTCGTAGGGCTCGCCGCCCTTAACAACCTCCTTCACCCGGTCTCCTGTCCAGCAATATGATGATTCATGGCCCTGATCCGTGACGTAGCGCTGTGCGGCATGCTCATCAAACCGCATGGTGATGATTATAGCTTCGCCGTCAACACCGATCATGTCTCCAAGATCGCGGTTGGTGTAGTAATAATCAACGTCAGTGAATAGTCGAACGCCTCGTAGT